AGCTGCAATTGATTCAAGGATGATCCGTTCTACTTTGGCAAACGACAAATCAAGTTCAGACTTAATCTGTGGTCCCATCTCTTGACCTAGTTGACTTTCGTCAAGCTGCAGTTTAAAGAAGCTGGTTTGAACGGGAAGGAGAGCTAGCATCAACTTAGATGCCAGAGTCACAACACCTTTCGCACCAACGCTTTGGTAAGGAGTCAAAAGATTTTTCATGCCGGAGACATGTTCTTCATGTCCACGAATCAAGTAAGGAAGTGTAAGTTTAGATGCCTGTTCAGCTTCGTTTAAGAACTGGGCACGGTCACTGGATAAAACGTCATATCTAGTTTTAGCAGACATTGTTATTATGCGAAGGATCCAGCTGTATTATTCATTGCATTTTCACCAGCAGAAACATTAAGATTACGAATGCGCAGACCTTGACGACCAAAGGTACCCGTTGCACCAGCACTAACCATGCCAGCACGTTGAGCACGTGACCTACTGAATCTTACATCAGCAGGATCAGACTGACCGTAGGCTTGAGCAATTTGCATCTGTCTACGTTGACGTTCTGCAGCAGCAGTAGCTTCTTGTTGAGCAGCTTGAAACTGACTAACCATCAACTGCATTGCACGCTCTTGAGCTTTTGCTTGCTCATCCATCCGAGCTTGCATGTCAGCTATCTGCTGATCAAACCTTTTTTGTGCTTCAGCGTATGGATCAACGGTAGGACCACCTCCACCGCCGCCTCCACCGCCTCCGCCACCGCCGTCTCCTCCACCGCCTCCTCCAGTGGTGTCGCCACCGCCGGTACTGGCTCCACCGCCGTCTCCTCCACCGCCTGTTGATGGAGTACCACCTCCAGTGGGGCCTGAAGGGGTTGTTGGCTGTTGGATTACAACAGTAGGTGCTTGTTTTTGCTGTGGTGGTGGTGCAGGAGGTCGATAAGTATTGGTATTTCTGATACCATAATTAAAAGTTTGACTTGCTTCCTTTTGTATCTGTTGTTGACGTTGTTGTTTTACAAAGTCTTTGCCAGACATTCCAGATTTTTCTGCCGCTTGAGCAGCAGCCAAGTACTCAGCAAAACTCATTCCCATCTAATTGTCCTCCATATATTTGATGACCCACTCAACGACACTACGCTGACCAGATCGGTACATAATTTTTTCCATTGTATCTTCAGGTGTAGGGGTAGTGGGTGGAAAGGATTCTTCTAGTTTAACCAGCATGGCATTAGCTGTCATGCCTCGTACATCTAGAAGATTAAGGTCAGGCATATTGGGGGAGGTTGACATTAGAATGCTCGAAGAATGCTGGCATTCGTGCTGACCGTGTAGCGGAAAGCTCAGGGGCTTTTCCTTCATACATTAGCCGATCGCTAGAATCCAGCCAAAATTTTTTGTCCAAATATCTATCCTGGGTATTAATACCTAGTGGTTGCATTACCCAGTTAATTGTTGCTTTGCGGAGTTTATCCAGTGATGGAGAGATCTCCAAGTTAAGCTCACGACAAATCAACGAATTTGTTGCGACATGAACTTGCTCGTCGCGTGAGATGTCGGCACTAACTGTTCGCATTCCTGCGTCACCACAAAAGCGAAAGAAGGGTAGTAGAACAAAGAAAATCGCACGCTCGGCAACCATTGCTTTGGTGATCGTGTGATCTGGATGCGCAATCCACGCTTTCTGTAGCGCCAACGCTTCCTTTTCAGCTTGTTCGCTAGTCCCGTAAGCATTGGCGATGTAACCCAATGCGAGATCGTGGTTTTCTTCGTCTCGTACGTTTGACAGCAAAAGATCTCTTGCCGCTTCTGGAACATCTTTTTCAAGTGCATCACGGATAAAATCTCCCACAGGCAGTTCCATATGTCTTAATGCAAGAGCACGGAGGATCGTCTCCTCCGAGCCTTCTTTGCAAATACCTGCATCGGTCTGGACTGGTGTCCACTTGCGCTTCCGCGCCATTAGTTTCTGATAAGGGTTCATTCCTGACAATCACATGTAAGTTCTTCATTTAGTAAACTGTTCAGGTAATCATCAACATCAGCATCCTTCAAGGCAGCATACGCATCAGATTTATCCTGAACATCGCCCATTACTTGGAGCGAATAGTAAAGGGAAGTCTGGGGCGATTCAAGCCACTCTTCGATAAATGCTTCATCATACGTAATCATATCAGACCACGAATTGAAGCTGTAACCGTGAAGAAGTCCAGTTCTATTAAGTAGAGTCATGATGCCATCAGCAACACGTTTGTAAGCTTCCCAGCCTACTTTACTGGCGATCTCTACGTCACCATAGTTGTATGTTTGTACTCCGAAAGTACCTGAGTCGCGATCAACTGTCTGCGAGATAGGTGGAGCGATTTCTGGTGTGCAAGTATAACCATCCAGATCTTTGCTTCGATAACTGCAGGAGGCAGTGGGTGCGATAGCAAAGGCGCGAACCATATTATGGTGGCGAGCGACGGAAGCGGCAGATTCAATACCAGAGGCAATCTGAGTGACAATTTCATAGGCTGCTGAGTGTACCACATTTCCTGAATTGTATTGCTCCAAAGCTCGTCCAAACTGCTCATACGTTACTCCGTACCGCCGAAGGAGGTTTGCGAGACCAAGCATTCCGAGTCCCACCTGTCGATCAGTTTCAGACGGGAGGTATTCTCCAGAATCTCCGACACCTGTTCGACCATGTAGCTCGCACAGCTCGGACATACCTTCAGTAAATGCTCGTGGGATGTCGTCGAACTCACAGGCTCCAAGATTGACATGCTGTAGGAGGCACGTTCCTCGTGAGGGCAGATATACTTCGAGACAGACGTTACCTCGGATTCGGTTTCCATTGTTGTCATACTTTACTTTGTTAAGCCAGATGTCACCGGATTTGATTCCGTAAAGGAGTTGATCTTTGAATTTACATTCTCGCCACCATTCTTCAGTAATGTTGACGCATCGTTTAACCCACGGAAGTTCGTTCCGAGGAGTATTGATAAAATTGAGGCAATCAGGATGGTTGAGGTCGAGATGACAAACAATAGCGCCATTCTTGTAGACCCCACCCCGTCGTAGGATTTCATTTAGTGTACTGTAGATTTTTGCAAAGCTAACTGGACCACTTGCAGTAACGCCAGAAGGACGTTCATGACCTTGTGGATCTAGTTTAGAGAGGTGTACAGCACAGCCAGCGCCAAATCGCAAGGCATGACTTGCAAAGCGCCAGCTAGCTTCAATACCATTAGGACCTTCCATCTCATTTTCAACTACAAACACTGTGCAGCTGACTGGAAGGCGTGAGGTTGGGTCGTCAATCCAAGATTGGACACGACCAGTTCGAGAGATATAATTAGGCATTTTAAATTAGGTCGCCAAGGTGGGGAGGTTTGTAGTTTGGACCCTTCAATACTTTACCGTCAGCACGAAGGATTGGTTGCCCGTTTTCGTCCAGTTTGGACATGTTGGATTTATGAACTCGATCTAGGGCTTCATCGAGGTTCCACCCTTCGTTTGCTGCATATTGATAGCAAACATACACCAAATCTGCAAGCTCTTTAAGGACATGATCCAATGGCTCACGGTGGTATGCTTCATGAAATTCAGACCACTCTTCATCGATCAAAGATTTCTGTTTCTTCCGATACATTGCCCCATTCGGGACGCTGAAGGCGGAGCGGAACTCTTCCGCTTGTTGTAGCAAGGTGGGATAATTCATTTTCAAGATAGTGGATTGCTTTTTTCAAGTCTTGCACCGCACTATCTTTATGACCAGCACGGCAAATGTATTTGATTGCGTTACCCAGATGGTAATTTAATCCTTGGTCTCGGATAAAATCCCAAACTTCGATTTTCCCTCTGGTGTAATACGTGGGTGAGTCGGCCAATTTTTTACAAGATTGGATATGTTGTTAGTAAGACAGAAGTTCTGTCGTTGTAGCGCAAGGAAGACAGTAATAATATCTTCCTTATTTGTTTCAGGTTTCTCTAGTGCGTCTTTAATCTGACGCATCTTTAGATCCTGTTCCATTGTCAACTCTATAATCACTGGCGGGGGACCAGAGAATTGGTTGCTTGTTGGTGAAGTCATAATCTGCTGCTGTAAGTATTCTAGCAAGTCTTGCGTTTTCGAGCGCGACTTCTTCTGAAAGATCTTTGTCAGCAAACGCTTCCACCACGGTTTCCCAGCTGTACCCTTTTTCTTCAAAGAGTCCAATGGCACGTTTAATACCAATACCGGGTACCCCTGAGTAGCCATCTGTTTGATCTCCTGCTAGTGTTTGGACAAGATGCCAGCGTTCTCCTTCGGTTTGTTCCACATTCATCAATTCTTTCATGTCAAACAATTTGCCGGGGATCTGCCGCATGTCCTTATCAGGTGAGCAGATAACGTTA